GGACATGGAATAGTTCTCCCACGCCTTATCCCGTTTCTCGGTCCGTATGCCCCCGCTGTAGTCCAGGGAGATACACTTAATGGTCGTAACCGCCGGCGGGCCTTTGTGCTTCACCGAGTCCAGGTTGAAGGATCCAACCTTCTGCTGCGAGATAGTTCCGTCATCCTCTGTGATCCCGATCCAGACCGTGAACCGCAGACCTTTCGTTCTGGATCCTGCCTGGATGGTATCGTTCAGCCATTTCTGGAGCCACACAGCGTCACGGTCCGCAATCTGGATCTGCAGATCGTCGGCCTGATCCTCTTCGTTGTCGGTGATATCCAGGGAAATGAGATTCTTTCGGATGGTGTCGGTAATGTCGACGCCTTTGACTTTGATGCGCCACGCGGCGCGTCTGGCCACGCCTTTGTACTTGTCCTCTTTCCCGACCGGCAGCAGCTCATGGAACAACTCCATGCTGGTGGGCGGTTCCTCCGGAACGGCTTTCTCCGTTTCGACGGTGATCGCGCATACGTTCCGCAGACCCACGCCAGAAGGATTATCGGTAACCGAATTGAAGTACAGCGGACAGCCTTTCAGCGACTCGCCGCCGGAGATGGAAAACTCCTTGTTGGTGATGTTGGAAGAAATCTTCGGAAGCGTCTGCGACCCGAAGTTAACACCGTTCGAACCGCCTGCGTCTCCGTAGATCCAGAACTGGCCGGTGTCCTCTTTGTAGGATGAGTTTTTCCAGTAAGCACCGCCACCGGCCAGGGCGAAAGTGATTTTGACAGGGTATTCATCAGACGGGAGCGTGATCCCCAGAGATGTGACCTTATTCCGCAGGGTGATACCGCATGCGCCGATCGACGTGTTGTAGGTAGGCATTCAATCACTCCCTCTTCCAGGGCGGCAGTGATTCATAGTCCAGGATCGTATCAAAATCGGGTACCGCAAGAACGATACCCGCCGAGAAGATGTACACGTCCGCATACTGAAGGTTGGCCTTCTGAAGCTCTTCCGTATAGGCGTGAGAGCCGGTCAGCTCGTAGGAGATGGAATCCCACATGTCGCCGGATTTCGTTGTATAGGTTCCGCTCATGTGTAATCCCTCCTGTCGTCATCCTCTTCGATCTCTGCCAGAATCTGCTCAATCTGTTCCTTCAGGTTCACAGAGTTCTCTTCCAGTACAGCCCGAAGCTCATCCGCGTTCGTGCTGCCTGTGATGGTGTACTGAGGATTGAAGTCCACATGGATTGTCTTGCCGCCGCCGTCTCCGCTTCCGGAGTCTGCCAGGGTGGCTTCTGCAGGTTCAGCCCGTTCAGCCTTTTCCATCAGCGCCCGTGTCTCGCTGGCGTTGAGGATCTGTTCGCCGCCGTTGAGCATGACCAATTCAGGTCCGTTTTCACCGACCAGAGCCATGCCGGGAGGAGCTTCATCGGTACCGGATGCGAAATGGAATCCCGGCAGTCCGGAGAACTTGATCTTCAGTTTGTCGTTAACAGCCTGAGCCAGTGCGGCTGCAGCTGCAGCGGCGGGGCCCGTGGCCGCGCTGATCGCTGCTGTGAACGCTGCCATGGAGTTGGATGCGTTCGTGGCTGCGTCGGTGCTGAAGCCCAGGTTGGCCACGGTGGTTTCCAGCTCCGTCTGCAGCTCATTCATGCCTTCATCGAAGTTGGTTTCGATTTCGGCAACGGTCTTAGCGTAGCTGTCCTTGGTGGTCTGCAAGGTCGTATACTGCTCGACCAGGGCTTTGATGTCCTCCGCACTCGCTGTGGCCAGATCTGCCAGGATCTGCGCGGACTCTGCTGAACCGTCTGCCAACTGGGAAAGGATGCTCGTGGAAGCGCCTTCTGCGCCGGCGTTTCCACTGCCTACAATCTCCGCTTCAGCAGCCTTCAGGGCAGCTGCTGCGGTTTCGTAGTTATCGGTGTACTGCTCGATATACTTGCTCTGGTTTTCCAGGTTCTTGGCGTATCCCTGTGCGCCTTTCGCGCTTCCGGTGACAGTTTTCGCGTCGTCAAAGAGCTTGAACTGTCCCTCCATGGACTCCTTCGCTGCCTTATACGCGTCATCGTAGGATTTGACCAGCGCATCAATGTCAGCCGTGATCTCGTCTATGGAGCGGAGATGCGTTTCACTGGATTCGTTCAGTTCTTCTGTGGCGTTTGCAAGCTCTTCCGTGGCGGCGGCTGCTTCTTCGGCAGCGGCGGCTTCAGCGTTGATCTGCGCGTTCACATCCTTCATGATCGCCTCAACGGTCTCTGCTGCATCCGCTTCGCCTTCCAGAGAGTTAGCCAGCATCGCACGGACTTGCTCATCTGTCATGGCACCGGTTGTGATTGCCTGCGACAGGTTGTCAATGAAGTCGCTCTGCGTCTTTTGAGCGTCCTCCATGTTGGCCTTATATTCTGCAACATTGGCGTTGATAGACTCAATAGACTCGTTCCAGAGCTCGCCTGTCGTGTAAAGATCAGACTGGCTGTCGACCCAGTTGACCATTCCTTCGCTCAGCCGATCAGCGCTCCCGAGGATGTCCAGATTTTCTCCGGCAAAGATGCTTGCCAGGTGTTCAGCCTCCTGCGCAGCTGCGCGGTATGCTTCATCGTCCGGAGTCCAGCCCTCCGCAGCTTCCATATTGTCCAGGGTAACCAGCAGGGACTGATATGCTGCATTAACCTCTTCGGCCCGCATGCCGGCGTATTTCTGGACGACGGCAGCGCGTTCGCTGGCCGCGTTGTATTGCGCTTCCGCTTCAGCAGCCTGAGTTACGGCTGTTTTGTATTGCCGCGCCTGCTGTCCAGCGTTCTCGTACATCTTCGACCGGATCAGAGCCAGGTTGGCATCAGCAGCAGCTTGAGCGGCCGTGGCCTGCTGATTGAAGGCTTCGGTCTCGTTCGCGCTGGCGGTAATGACTCCTTCGGAAGCATCAGCCAGGGCCTGTTTTGCCGCGAGCAGGGTCTCTTCTTTTCCTGAGAGCTCGCCTGCAGCGGTTGCCGCGACGGTGTACTCGGTTTCCAGCTCTCCGTACTTCGTATTCAGCGCCTGGACCTTCTGGGTCTGCTCGGTGATCTGCTCACCGAGCTCTTCCATCTGTTCCTGGATGGCGCCTTTCTGCTTGGTACTCCTTGTCTTTGTCAGCTGAGTCTCAAGCTCTGAATACTTGGTCTGCATCTCCGACAGCGTGGAGCTGGCGGTTGTCAGATCGCTTCTGGTTTGTGCCAGGTCGGTACCCAGGGCCTTCGCCTTATCGGACACGTCCTTGTAGCTGGTCGCGTCCATCTGGGCGATATAGATTAGGGTCTGTTCGGAGATGCCAAAATCAGCCGCTGACAGCTTTTTTGTCGGATCTGCCTGGGGAGTAAACGTAATGGTCTTGCTGTCAGTATAGAACGCAGACTGTGTAAGCTTTTCCTTCGCTTCAGCGGTCAGCGTGACGGTGGAGTTGTCCAGCAGGCTCGCAGACGCAAGTGCTTTCCCGGCGGTACCGGTCAGCTCGACTTCGGTACCGGACAGGAGATTCTCTGCAGCCATTGTGTTGAGGCACGTTCCCGTAAGCTCAACCTGTGCGTTTCCGTCCGTCAGGAATCCTTGTGCTGCCAGTGTCGTAAACTGATGCGGGGTCAGTTCGATAACGTTCCCGCCTTCAAGGAATTCCTGCGATTTTAGGAACTTCTGCTGCTCCGGCGTCAGTTTGACTTTCGTGTCCCGCATGAACTGCTTGCCGGACATGTATTCAGCCTGCTCCGGAGTGAGCTTTACCTTGGTATTGTTCAGGAACTCCTGACCAGCCAGGTATTTTTCCTGTTCCGGAGTCAGCTTCACGAACTGCGTTTCCAGGAACGACTGCCCGGCAAGGAACTTCTCCTGTTCCGGGGTCAGTTTGACGATGGATCCATCAAGGAATCCCTCAGCAGCAAGTGTCTTCGCCTTGTCAGGGGTCAGTTTGACGGTAGTGCTGCCGTCAATGAAGTCATCCGACGTCAGTTTCCCGTCATCCGGAACCTTCCCGGAGAAGGAAACTTCCGTGGAAAAATCCTTGTTGAACAGCTTCTGCAGATTGGTGGCTTCTGATTCCAGATCCTTGTAGGTATCAATCAGATCGATGGTCTTCTGATTGTCCTCAAACTGTCTCTGCAGATCGTCAAATTCGGTATTCAGTTCCTCAAATGACTTGCTCGCTTCAGCGTTTGCGCCGGTAATTGCGGATATGACGCCGACAAGGGCGCCGATCGCGCCGGCAACACCGAGGATCAGCCCGAGACCGGGGATCGCCCCGGCAAACAGCGTGCTCGCCGCAGCAGCCAGTTTTGTGACCGCTGTGTAGCCGGTGATGGCCACGGTGGCCACTCCCAGCACGCCGACAAAAGCGGTAACGCCCTGGACAACGGCCGGGTTCTGTTCGATGAAATCAGCGATCGGCTGAAGCAGCTGCGTAGCGGCATCATAGACCGCACTCAGGGCAGGATTCAGCGCGTCGCCAACGGCGATGGACACGTTGTTCGCCGCGTTCTGCATCATCGTCATTTTGGCTTCGGTCGTGCCATACATGACGCCTGCTTTTTCAGCGAGCGCGGAGTTTTCGTTCCATGCGGTGTTTGCCTGTGCTACCGTGTCGGACAGCAGGCTCCCGGCCGATGCCAGGCCCAGAATAGCCTTCGTCTGCCGGACGTTGGTGATACCCAGTTCATCCAGGATCACCACAGCGGATTTGCCGTTCCGCTCCGTGTCGTTCAGACCCTGGATGAAGGCATCCAGAGCACCGACCGCATCCTGTCCCCATGCCGTCTTGAACTCCTGGGCGCTCATGCCGGCGACGGATGCGAACTCTTCCAGATTGTTGCCGGTCTCCGTTGCCTTGTACAGCGTGGAGATCAGCTGACTCATGGACGTGGATCCGGACGCGGCTTCGATACCCAGGGAGCCAACAGCAGCGGAGATGGCCAGGATGTCTGTGGAGCTCATGCCGGCGATGCTCGCGGCAGCTGCCATGCCCTGGCTCATCTCGACAACCTTGCTCGCGGTGGTGGCGGTGGAATCGCCCAGGGCCGCGACGGTCGAGCCCAGACGCGCGTAATCCGTTACGCCTGTGATGTTGGAGAACTGTGCCAGCATGGTCGCTGCGTTATCAGCTGACAGGTCCGTTGTGGTGGCCAGCTGCGCCATAACCGTGGTGAAGGATTCCACATTCGCCTGTGCAATGCCCAGCTGACCGGCTGTCGTAGCGATCCCGGCGAGCTCACTGGCCGTGATCGGCATCTGGGTGGAAAGGTCCTTAAACGTCTCTCCCAGGCTGTTAATGAATGAATCATCACCGCCAACCGTACGTTTCACGCCAGCCATGGCGGTTTCGAACTGCGCGGCTGCGGTTGAGCAGTCCATGAGGGCGCTGTACACCTGCTGGAATCCGCGGATCAGCCCGGCGGCTTCGATGGCAGCGGCAGCGCCCTGCATGGCGTCCTTCATGCTCTGGCCCGCTTCCTGAGCAGCTTCGGCTTCCTTCTTCTGCTCATCGGCAACGGCGGCGGTTTCAGCCTTCAGCCGTTCGCTCTCGCTGGCCAGGTTGTTTGTATCAACGCCGGCTTCCCGGAGGGCCTGACCCATCTCGGAAAGCTTTTCGTTGTTCTTGTCGACAGCTGCCTGCGCATTGTTCACCTGCAGCTGTTTTGCTTCGATCTCATTGGCAAGGTGGGCGGCTTCGCTCGCGCTTCCTGCTTCTACGCTTTTCAGCCGTTCCAGCTGGCTCTGATACAGCGCCAGTTTTTCCTTGCTCTTATCCAGAGCGCTTTGCTGCTTCTGGTATGCGGAGATGTCACTCTGCGTCCGGTTCAGAGCATTGATCTGCTGCTGGAGCTCTGACACAGCCTTCTGGCCTGCGGAGAATGTGGAGGAAAATCCTCCGTTCATGCTCGCGCTGAGCTGGAATAGCATTTGATACTCTTTGGAGCTGGCCACACTGACACCTCCTTACTTCTGTTTGTTGAGTCTGTTATTCGTCTGAATCCAGGGCAATAAGCTGGAAAGGGGAAGGCTGAGCCAGAAGCTGATCGGCGTGGAGTTGTTCCGCGCCATGATCATGCAGTTCTCTCTCAGCCAGTCCCCACCGTCACCGCCTACTGCTCCGACCTCAGTAAAAAACTTCTGGCCCGGTCCCTGATTCTGTTGTAGTCGAACAGGCTCATGTACTTGAACGCGTCATAGCTGATCGGTTCCAGACATGCCCGGGCTGCGATCCGGATCAGATACTCAGAATTGAACGCGGCCACGACGACCACGCCTTTTCCTTCCCGCTGCAGTTCTTCTTCCACAGCCAGGGAGTCACCGCCGGTAAGAGAGCTGAAGTCAAACTCAAACTGTTCATAAGACTTTCCGTTGTATTCGAACGGCTTCTTGAACTTGTGGACGAAAGTGTCCTTACTTACCTTCGCTTCTTCTTCGGCGATCTGCAGCTCCTTCTCGTCGATCGGAGCGTTGGCAGTGTTGGGATTGAGGTTATCCATGGTTTTCGTCTCCTTTCACTCATAAAAGAAATCCCGTGAGGGGAAGCGATTCCCCTCACGGTTGCTTATCACTTGCCGATGGCCTTCCGGACGGGAGCAAGGTAATCCTTGCCGTTGACCTTGCAGATCATGTTCGGAGGATCGATCTCGAAGATCTGCTTGCCATTGCGATATCCCGCGTAGTAGTACACGGAGAACTCGTCGTTGGCATCCGGGGTGGTCGCCGGGGTCAGGTTTCCGGGGTTGTAGTTCTTGGGAGCGATGACAAGCACGTACTTGTCGCTGGCGGTCACCTTATCAACGGAGTTGGTATCCCAGCTCTGTTCAGCGGCCATCAGGGTGATGTCGTGCTTCTGGGGCTCGAACAGCTTCACGGCAGCGACAGTGGAGGAGCGGAACTTCATGGAGAAGTTCATCGCGTTCACCATGCCGTTGGCAACGGTGTCGATGTTGCCGCCGATGCCGGCGCCGGAGATGTTCTGGGTCACGAACTGGATATTGGGCAGAGTGCACTCGGCCACGCCCATGAAATTGGATCCGCCTTCGTAGACCTCAAAATTGACAATCTGCTCAGGATGCTGCGCCATGTTCTATTCCTCCTTCTTAACCCAGCGCTTCCTGGACGTAGGAAGCATCGTACTCCAGGATGAAGTCGATCTCCTGCGCCGGGGACGGCGGGGTGATATAGACGTGCAGACGAACGATGCCGGCCATCAGGTCGGTCGTGGGGTTCTCGCTCTCCAGCATCTCAACCCGGGCACCCAGCAGATAGCCGGAGCCGACAAGGCCGTTCAGCCAGATGTTCGCGCTGTCCATGATCGAATCGATCAGGCGGCGGTTCATCGCTTCGTCCAGCTTGTACCAGAAGGTCTTGATCAGGGTGTTGCCCACCCAGTCAAACATCCGGTTCACAGGGATGAAGTAGTCCTTCACATCCTGGACGGCGGGATAGCAGGCCGTGTAGTTGCCCCAGGCCTTGAAGCCGCCCATGAAGTTCAGGCCGGTCACGACGCCCTGGCCGTTCAGGTAGTTGGCCTGATCCAGAGACAGGATGACTTCGGTACCGCCGGCGACAACCAGGCTGTCGCACTGCAGACCCTTGTTGGAGGGGCTGACATACGGCGCGGCATACTCGTAGTCCGTCCGGGCGATGATTCCGGCCAGATGGCTGGACAGATGGAAGGTCAGATCTCCGAGCTTCACCATGGGCCAGCAGACGATTTCGTTCTTGTCGAAGAAGTTCTTGGAGGTCTTCTCCGTCACGACATCGTCATAGGAATCCGCGACGCTGGTGTCGATATCGATCAGCGCTTTGGCCTTGAACATACCGTTGATGCCGTTGGCCTTGGTGGCCATGATCGCGGCGACAACGGAGTTCTTGGAGAATCCGGGAGCGACCAGCAGATCCGGAACCAGTCCCAGAGTGAACATGCACAGCTCGACCTTCTCGAATCCGGCAGCGACAGAAGACGCGGTGACGGAAGCGGGGGTCACTTCGTTGAAGGCGATGTTCAGGGAAGCTTCGGAATAATGGGTGCTGTCAGGCAGCAGCTCCACGATCAGCTTGCCTGCCTCGTTGTAGTACACGGAATAGTCCGTGTCCTTGACGTAGGCGGTGCCGTTGCCGCCGGCGGCTTTGACCACCAGTCCGGCGTCGTTGATGCCCTTGACGGTCAGTTCGACCTTCTTGGCAGTCACGGTCTTGTCGGCCGCGGCGACGGCGCTCTTCATGGTGGCAGGATCCAGCAGGTTGCAGAAGATCGCGGGGCTCTGGCCATAGAGCTTGAAATGAGCGTACGCGAACTCGCACAGGTTGTAGGTGGACCAGTCATCGGACCAGCCCAGCTTCTCCACGAACTCGGCGTAGGTCGTGCACAGAACCGGCACGCCCACTCCGGCGGGAGACTCGGCATTATGCACCGGGGACAGGCCCACGATGAACGGGATGCCGGTTTCGACGGTTGCCGGGGTGCTGACGCTGGTAGCGACTTCCCTCACGATTACAGCATGGTTAGGCATTGTCTAATTCCCTCCTTACTTGAGCTCGGACACGAAGCGCTTATACTCAGCGTTCAGACGAGTGCCCGGCTTGGTGACGTTGATGCGGTCTTCCACGATCGTCAGATCGGAGACCAGGAGCTTCCTGATCCGCGGATACTTCTCAATCTGCAGACTGAGCTTTTTCTCCACTTCCGCGCGGGTGCCCTCATAGAGAGCGCCGTGCTGGATCTGGTTGCGAATCGACGGCCCCAGGTAAACAAAAAAGGACGGCTTCGGCTCGTCCTTCTTCGCGGGTTCCTCGGGCGCTTCCGTCTTCACCTCTTCGGCGATGACTTCAGGCTCTTCTACCTTCGCGCCCTTCTTGTCTTTCAATACAGCCATGGCTGCACCTCTCTTTCTACGGGTGGCATCTGCCACTCCGTAAGCATTTCGCCCATGTAGAAGGGCGCGGTGGAATCCGGATACACCAGGTCGGTGATGCCGTCCCCGGCCATGTTCAGTTCGTATTTCCCGTCCACAATAGGATTGCGCTGAAAGGAAATGCGGATCCTGTCCATGAGGTTCAGCAGCATCAGAGCGCCTTCGTTTTCGTCCGGATTGTAAACACAGAAGATGGTTCGCACGGTCACGTAGCTTTCCGGCGGTACGCCGGGGTTCTGCATAAAGCGGGATGTCAGAACCGTGTTCAGGACGTAGGGCGCTTTTTTGGTGGTCGACTGCATGTCCGGCAGGCGTCCGCTCCATACTTCAGCAGCCCTTGTGATAACCTCCGTGTCGCCCTTCTGGGGCTTCGTCGGCATGATCAGGTCCTTGGTGTCTTGCTCCATGCGCACCTTCAGAGATTCAAGTAACCATACCCTTGTCATGGTTCCTCCTTACCATCCGCTCAGGATGCGTGTGATTTCGTGCTCGATCCGCTTGTCGAACACTTCTTCCATGTGCTGCACCATCTTTTCGGACACTGAATCGTCCTGCATCATGTGGCCAGTGGATGGGCCATACTTCTGCTCGATGGGATAGGCCTTCCGGCCTACACGTTCCCAGACGGCGTACTTGCCGTTTACGTAGTTGATGAAGGCATGTGTGATAGCGCCACCGCCCATCTTCGGCCCGGCGGTAACGCCACCGCGCGGTCCTCCGGATGTCCCGCCGAACTGAATCAGCGGAATCACAGCGCCGGCGAAACTGATCGTGACGCCAGTAGAGCTGATCTGGTACCCGATGCGGGTCTTGGCCATGAACTGGCCCTTGCTGATCGCGTACCGTTCGGCAGCGTATCTTCCTGCCTGCGTTTTCCCGGAGTCGGTTGCCCGCTTCATGGCTGCGCCCATGGCCTGGTAGAACAGCTGATCGTTACCGAGTCCGGCCAGGATAGCCCTTACCCGTTCAAGCTTGTCGCCGCCGATCTCATCAATTCTTACGCCAGCCATTATTCGTCCAACGCCTCCAGGTCGAGATTGATCATGCCCGGATCATCTCCGGATTTGATGATGTAAAACTCGCGCCAGAAACCGCCGTAATTGACGATCAGCTTGGTGCCCTGTTCCGGAATCACTCCGTCAAACGCATCAGCTGCGCAGTGGAAGCGGTTCGTCACCATGTAGACACCCTGGGCGTGATCCTTTACGGGCGGGTTTCTGTCGACTTCCTTTGGCCTGGTGATCGTGCAGGGGACATCTTCATACACGATGCCGTCGTATTTGATGTCGTGCACGTCGCCGAATTCGTCATTGTTCATGAAGATTGGGGCATCCTTGGCCAGCTGTTCCTTGAAGCTCATTCGTCTACCACATCCAGCGCGTCGAACTCCGGCGGTACGTCATCGTCTGCAGGAATTCCCACCTTTGCATGGGCGCTGATGGCTTCGATCATGCCGGCTTTTGACTTGATCTTGCCGGTATCAATGCCCATGTCCTTGGCCAAAGCCTTCAGCTCGTTGAAGGACATTTCATCCAGTTCAACACCGGGTATCAGTTCTTCGCCCTCTGAGGGCCCGTCCGGCGAGGTTCCGCCCGTGGGCGGGTTCTCGCTCGGGATTGCCGCTGCAGGCGCAGGATTCGCCCGGATTTGGTCGAATTCGGCCACATCCTGAGCTACAAGGCGCTTTGCAAGTTCATCCTCCACGTCATAAGAGCACCCGGGGTACAGAGGACCTG